TTCAGCAGCATCAAGACGAATGCGCAGCAGAACTTGACAAAGTGATCAACGGGAAACGGGACCATGACGACAGCGCTAGCAACATCATCGACCTTGCAGCAGCAGATTACCGCCATCGCTGAGAAGCTGTCGCCTTGCGGTGATGAGGGCGCGGCAAAGGCTATCCGCACGCTGCGAACTGGTGGCCTTGGTCTGCCGAACTCGATAAAGCCGGAAGATGTCAACACGGTCTATTCCTACGCCCTCTCGGGTCTTTCCAGTGAAGCGCTGACCACGGTCTGCAAGAAGCTTGTGCGCGGCGAATATGACATCGACCGCAAATCGTTCATCCCGCTCCCGCCTGAACTGGCCGCGATGGTTCGCGCCGAACAGCGGTTGATTAGCGATGATCTTTCCCGGCTTCGCTCGCGCCTCGATGCGGTGACGCCGGTTCCGGTTGTCGATCGTTCACCCGAAGCTCAGGCCCGCGTTCAATCCTTGCGGCTCGACTTCCTCAACGCCCACCAGGAATTCAAGGAAAGCAACGGCCTCGCCCCGACACCAGAAACCTTTGACGAGGACAAGGCCGAATACTTCCGGCGCATCCTGTCCCTCAAGGACGCACCACGCGTGACGGACGAGCAGATGAACGAACGCAACAAACGAGCTGCGCAGATAGAAAAATGCACGGTTCAGGAGGCTGCCGAATGATCATCCAAACCGCAATTCTCGCTGCAGTAGCAGTCTCTTCCTTCGTCTGTCTGATCCTCTTTCTGAAGGAACTCTGACATGCCAAACATGATTTTCCTATTCTGGTTTGCACCATTTCTGACCATGCAGGCGTTCTTTGCGCCGCATCATCCAAAGCCCGTATTGGTTCTCATCCGTGGCGGGAGAGCTTAGGCTATGACAACGCTCGACAACCTCAAATAACTTCTGAATGAAGTAGCCGCAATTGAACCGGCCACAGTCACCAGAGACAGCAATTTCGTTGATGACCTGGGATTCGACAGCCTCGATCAAGTTGAACTCCTGATGACGGTTGAGGAAGCCTTCAACATCCGCGTCGATGATGATGCTGTTGAATCGATCCTGACGGTCGGGAACGCCGTTGACTTCATCGATGCAGCGAAGGGGGTCTCCCGATGACCGAGAACGACATTTTCGCATCTCTCTACCTCGTGTCCATCCTGGCTATCATTCTCCTGATCGTCATTGGCGATGTCATCATCTCCAAAGCCAAGGAAGCCCGTCTGGAGCAAGCCAAAGAGCGAGCCCGCGAAGCTGACCTCTATGCCAGGTATCAGCGCATGCACGAGCCTCCGCTCGATTACGCCGCTCTCGAAGCTGAGCTTGCTGAAGAATTCGCCTCGTTGGCAATAGACAAGGCCTCGCGCCTGTCGGCTTGAAGTGATGCGCCTCCCTCCCGCGCTCCTTCATGGGCGCTGGCTGCCTTAATCCTCCCAGGCAGCCAGCGCCACTATCCTAGGCAACTGAAAATTGCCTCGCAGCCTGACCGCTGCATCTGCGACTACCAAGGCGGCTAGGTCGCCAATCGAAACGAAAGGACTACGGAATTGGTAAATGTTGTCATCACTACTTCCTTCCTCCGAGAATGTTTCGATCTCGATGCTGAGACCGGAGTCCTTGTGTGGAGGCATCGCCCCGATAGTCACTTTGCCAGCGCCAAGAGGGCGGCTTTCTGCAACGCTTTGCACGCCGGCAGGGAGGTTGGATGTAGGTGGCCTCATAGAAAAACCTTTCGAGTCTATACCAAGATCAAAGGTAGGAAGGTAGCCGTCCACAGGATTGTCTACGCGCTCTACCACAATATGGAATTCCAAGATGTCCCGTCGATCATCGACCATATTGACGGGGATGGTGAAAATAACGCGCCTTCCAACCTTCGCGAAGCTACGCACCAGCAGAACCTTTGGAACACGACTGCTCGTTCGGTTTCTGGCTTAAAGGGAGTCAAGAAGACCAGGAGCGGTAAGTGGGAAGCCGGGATCACCATCAACGGCAAGTACGCCCATCTCGGTACATTCAACCGGGAAGAAGAAGCGGCAGTTGTTTACCGGCAGAAAGCGATAGAGACCCGGGGGGAATTCGCTCGCTTTTAGAGGGGCGATTGAAGGAGACCACGTTAGACCCTGCCAGGTCGTCCGCGTCGTCTCCCTCGGTAAGAATGAAAGTGTCTTTGTGCATCGAATGCTCCGTTTGAACAAGGAGATGATCGCACAGAGGATTGCACCATGAATGGAAATTGGTTTTCCGGTTTCGGAAAAAAACGCTCCGAGGACGACATGCACAGTACAGCGTTATTGCAGGCGAAAGGCTGGACGGAAAGGCTTATGGACCTTGAGTTCAAAGGCCGTGGCGACCGTGAGAAGTCTATCCGCCATCGCCTTTCCAAGCGTACCGGCATCCCGGAAAGCTATCTCTATCGGCTTCAGTATAAGACGAGAGAAATGCGAGACGTGGCCGGCGAAGTTTATCGCCGTCTGAAGATTGAATACGACCTGATTTGCGAGAAGAACGAGGCAGCGGCTGACCGCTACCGGAATGAACGCTTAGGTATGCGAGGAAATCATGAAGCGACTGACAAAGAGCCTGCTCCGGCGACTTTGGGAATGGATCCGACTGAAACTAAATAGAATAAAGCGTGAATAGCAGCCGCCTAGCCCTCTCAAGGAACATCCACCATGCGCAAGATAGCCGCTCTCTACGTTCAGAAGGATGGTTCCTATTGGAACCTACCGAACGTAGACCCGTGGGACCAGGAGCGGGACGCCCGCCAGTATGACGGACCGTGGTCGGTTGTCGCTCATCCACCCTGCCAGCGTTGGGGAAAACTCTGGGCCGGACAACCGCTATTCATCAAGCAGACAGGCATCCGCAAGGTGAAAGGCAATGACGAGGGATGCTTCGAAGCCGCTCTAGCGTCCGTCAGAAGGTGGGGTGGCGTTCTTGAACACCCGTGGGGTTCTCTCGCATGGCCGCACTTCGGCCTCAACACTCCCGATCGCGCAGGAGGATGGATCATGGCTGACTTTGTAGGCGGATGGACGTGCTGCGTCGAGCAAGGGCAGTACGGGCACTACGCCCGCAAGCCAACGCTGCTGTACGCCTTCGGCATCGATCCACCTTCGCTTCTGTGGGGATATAGTCACCCAAGCTTTGACCCGGCAGTGGTCGCGCGAATGGGCCTGAAGCGGGCCAAGCGTCTTGGCGAAGTTGGCGCCCGCGGTGGCGGCACGGACAGTTCGCCGCGCATTGGCACACCGGAACCCTTTCGGGATCTGCTCATATCTATGGCGAGAACAGCGCAGCGGAGCGATATGATGGAGGCGGCAGAATGAACCTGTCCTTTGCTCAGTGGCTTCGAAACTCGAACGAAGCAAAGCCATTCAGGGACGCCTTCAGCGCCAATGAGTCCATGCCCTTGGATTTCGGCCTGCGCATGGTGTGCTTCGACGTTATCCAGAGCAAGTGCGAGGATGCGTGGAAGATAACGAAGAGGGAGTTGTCGGCATGATCAGGCTTTCCCTCCCCATGCCACCGTCTACCAACGGGCTCTTTGCCAACAAGAAGGTAGGAGGTCGTTTCAAAACGCAGGCCTACAAATCTTGGCTGCAGCTCGCAGGAGCGTGTGTCAAAGACAGCCACCGTCTGAATCTTGGGCCTTACAGCATATCGATCGCCCTCAAACGCTCCACCGTCAGTTCGCTATCTGACCTCACCAATCGAGAGAAGGCAATCAGCGACCTCTTGGTTGCTCATGGCGTGGTTAAGGATGACCGCTATTGCCAGAGATTGTCGATGCATTGGGACGAAGACATTGACGGTGAGTGTGTCGTTCTTATCCACCCGTTTGAGCAAGGAATTGCAGCATGAACGAGATAATGGCAGTCCTTTCCCCGATACTGGGCGACGAGCTGGCGAAAGACGTAATCCAGCACCGCAAGGGCTTGAAATGCCCTCTGACAACCCGTGGAGCGCGGGCGCTGCTCAAGCAGTATGAAGCGACCGGAAACGCCATCAACGCGGCAGAGCATCACCTGAATATGGGCTGGCGTGGATTTTCAGCCGACTGGATGAAGGCCAAGACCAATTTCCGCGACGAACACAATCCTTCACCGATGAAGACCAGCGCCAACTACGGAAACACCCCTCCAGAGCCCATACCTGCAGTAGTACCACCAGAAGAGATGGAACGTCGCCGGCAGATGGTCGCGAGGATGCGGGAAGAGGGGATTCTGAGAGCATGAGTGATATCCTGACAGAAGCAGTGTTTTCTATGCAGTGCTCGTTCATTGCGAAGAACGCCGCCGCGTGGGCTGGTGACATACTGACTCTCCCTGAAAATTACAGCCGAGAGGCTGATGTTAGGACGGTTGCTCGGTTTACTGACGAGATGAGAACTCGTCTGGATAGACTTGATGAGTGGGCGGGTCGTGCGGCGACTGACGATGGTCCAGAGCGGTTTGAAGCCATAGCAAACTCCGTCGCTTCGATGGTTATTGAGTGGGTGGACGGCGGCGTTCGAGGAAGCCTTGATTGGCGCCCCGGTCTCGCCAACGTGATCCAGGCTAGGTTGTATCGGTTAGGCACCAACCCCTGCGGATATGACGATCAGCGAGATTGGCAACCAATCGAAACGTATCATTCTGCTGACAAGTTTGTGAAGGTGAACCACATCCTTTGCGGCCATTCTGAAAAGAAATGGATGCGCTTCGGCCGGTATTACCCGGAGATGAAGCGCTGGTACTACTCGGGCACCAACGAGCGTTCGCAATGGGCGCAGATCGAGGGGGACGAGCCCACGCACTGGATGCCTTTGCCGGAGGCGCCACAATGACCGTCTCCACCATCAAGAGAAAAGCGTTTCACAACGACCGCGCCGAATCCAAGCGCTCAGAATACGAGCGGGAAGGGCGTCAATTGCTAGAGCGAGACATCACCCAAGACGCCTGCATTGCTCTAGCCAAGAAGGGCAAGTTCCCCGCGTCATCTGTCTATTCATATCTTCTACAGGCTGTATACGGGCCTGCAAAACCAAGAAGGGGTGCCAGCGAATGAGAGAACGAGAAGACGGAGTTTCAGAAATACTTTCAAAGTACGCGAAATTCATCAACGCAAGGCCTCTGCTTATGTCGCTGCTTTACGACATCGACATGCTGCCCGAACAGACTGTGACGAGAGCTGGTGCCATTCGACTAGCAGGCCTTTGCGAGGTCTGGAAAAAAGGCGAGCAGGGCGAACTTCCAGCCCCTCCAGAGGAGGCCACTCCATGACACTGCACACACCCGAGCTATTACGCCAGAACGAAGCCCACAAGGCAATACAGGCCAGGCTGTGGGGGAAGAGAGAGAAACTAGCCCCGCCTCTCCAGGCTATCATAAACAGCCGCAAGCCCGTCGATGCATCCTATCACGTCGAACTCTACCACGCCCATCTAGCTCGTCTCCGTGAGACTTTCACGATGGCCTCTTCCTTCACTGTCAAGCCAACGGCGGAATACTGCCCGTATACGTCGGAGATCGTGTTCGAGATTGATGATCAGCCCATGCCTCGCCGCTCGATGAAGGAAATCACGCTGGAGGTTTTGAAGGATTTCCCCGGCATCAAATTAGATGACTTGCTCGGGCCGAAGAGGTCCAAGACGTTTGTCTATCCCCGGCATATGGCGATGTACAAAATATGGATGGAAAGGAAGGACTTGTCCTATCCCAAGATAAGAAGATTTTTCATCCGCGACCATACATCGGCGCTGTTTTGCGTCCGCAAGATGCGAGCTCTTATCGAAATGGACCCAGATTGCATCGCATGGACGAATAACAAGAAGTTCAGGAAATGCGTAGCCGTCAAGGAGACCGCGCATGGCATCTAAGCTCCTGAAGGTAAGAGCCAAGCGCAAACCCGGTCGCCCTCTTAAGAAGGATATGGCCCGAACAGAAACAGGCCAAATCTCCAGAGCCAAGAATCCAGGCGAACCAGCCGACAAGGTAGCGAAGGAAGCCCGCATGAAGATGTACGACCTCACCAGCGAGAACGCAGCGCTTCCGCAAGCAGCTACAGTCATCGGCCGGCTATCGCTTCTAGGCCAGCAGGGAGGCGGTATATCGATTGATCAGTATGACGCACTCGTTCGCTTCTCGATGGAACGGGAGCGCTACATGAAAGCCGTCATGGCGCCTGACAGCCTCGTCAACGCTGGCAGTGGTGGGCCATCATGCATGGACGAGGAAAGCGACACAGAGAGCCGCATGAAGGCCACCCATCGCTATAACTCGGCACGCGGCGCAATCCAGAACAGCCAGAACGAAAACCGCGGCGCGAATCTATGGGCAGTCATTCAGCATGTCGTTATCGGGAACTTGGACTTTCCGCACATGTACGGAGATTTAAGACTTGTGGGGAATGCGCTCGATAGGCATTACAAAGGCGCTGATCGCAATAGGAAAGCGGCATAAAACTCAACTGTGTGTCAGTATTGCCGGCCATTGACTTCCTTGCACAAATCAGTCAATTTCCTGCGCAGATGATTTAATCAAATCTGTTTCCCAATTTCGCCGAAAGGCAACGAAGCGTTCATGCCTTGCCGTCCTATGGTTTGGTATGAAGGGTGGCGCCGGATCGGAAGTCTAGCGCCACCCTATTTAATCCTTCGGAGGCTCAATGACAGAAGCCACCATAATAGCCAACTGCAAAGCCTATCAGGCCGAGCACGGCATTCTCAAGCTTCTCTCCCTCCTCGAAGATATAATAGAATGCCAGGCACAGGCAGCAGGCGTTGAACTCCTCGACATTGACGAGGACGAGATGGAAATCAGCTACGTGACGTTTCAGTGAGGCGCGGATGAGCGATCGGTTCGGAACAATGGCGTTGCTGCACAAAGAAATCGCCAACATGAGCAACGAACAGAAGCGACATTGCCGCATTGGCAAGGTAAAGGTCAAGGCGCCGGCTGTCGTCCCAAATATACCTCCCTACAGGTTTGACCGCCCTCCGATGTGGCCCAATCCAATCCTTCCAGGCGTATCGCCATATGTTACCCCTTGGTGGGACAGGATTACCTGCACCAACCACAATCAGGGATAGCGGCGCGCCATTCGAAATGGCCTCCTGCCCCCCCGCAATATACCCACCATAGATTGAAACAGCCCCATTCCTGGGCTGTTCGCGTTAGGATCGAGAGATGCCGCTTGTCGTCATGCTTCTCGCGCTCGTCCTCGTCGGATGCCAGTCACAGCAAGACCGTCAATGGCGAGACATGCAAACCATTCTTGAGCACACACAGCCGAGAAAATAATAGCAGCCTCTCAGACAGGCAGGTGAACAAATGGCCGAGAAACCTAAAGTAGGGCTCGATAGGTCTAAGACTGGTCGGGCAAAGGGCACGCCTAATAAGACGACAGCTCTGCTCAAGGACGCCATTCTTAAGGCTGCGGCCCAAGCTGGCAACGGCGATATGGTTGAATACCTCACTCAGCAGGCGACCGCTAACCCCGGCCCATTCATGGCACTGCTCGGCAAGGTGCTCCCAATGCAGGTCACTGGCGAGGATGGCGGCCCGATCGGCGTAATCTTCAAGACCGTATACGAGAACCGTGGAAATTGAACGCCGCGTCCGTTGGTATCAGCGGCCATTCCATGAATACCTCGTCAACACGCCATCAGCTCGCGCCATTGAGATTGCGCATCGCCGCTGGGGCAAGGATGAGATTGTCCTAAGCGCCTTTTGCGATCTGGCACATAAGCGCATCGGCTCATACTGGCATTGCCTGCCTGAATACGGGCAAGGGCGAAAGGCTCTCTGGACTGCGGTCAATGCCAACACTGGCAAGCGGCGAATTGATGAAGCCTTTCCTCATGAGATCCGCGAGAATACCAACGAGCAGGAAATGTTCATCCGGCTCAAGTGTGGTTCAACATGGCAGATCATCGGCTCTGATCGGTATGACGCCACAGTGGGCGCTGGTCCTGTCGGTATAGCCTATTCGGAATGGGCGCTCGCCAATCCATCAGCCTGGGCTTATCACCGGCCAATGCTTGAGGAAAACGGCGGGACTGCGGCATTCATCACCACGCCTCGTGGCCGTAACCACGCCCATGCCATGTACCATATGGCAAAGGACAATCCGCGCTGGTTCGCTGAGGTATCTGATGTTCATCAGACCGGGGCTCTCTCGCCTGCGCAGCTTGAAGAAAGCCTGACGGAATACATCGCCATCTACGGCGAGGACATCGGGCGCGCTCAGTTTGAGCAGGAATATGAATGCTCGTTCAATGCGGCCATCCTCGGTGCTTTCTATGCCCGTGAGATGGCGAATCTCCGCAAGGAAGGGCGCCTAGACGAGATCGAGGCCATTCCAGGGCGCCCTGTGCATCGAGCTTGGGATATCGGCGTAAAGGACGATACGTCAATCTGGTGGTTTCAGGTTGTAGGCACGCAGGTCTTTATCCTCGACTGCTATAGCGCGTCTGGCGTCGGTCTCGATCATTACGCCGACGTTGTTCACAAGCGCCATGAGGAACATAACTGGCTGCTCGGCATAGATTTTGTGCCTCACGATGCCAAGGTGAAGGAATGGGGCACGGGCCGCACGCGCGTTGAGACGATGCGAGAATACGGCCTGAAGCCTGATCTTGTACCGAACGCCACGAAGATGGACGGCATCAACGCCGCTCGTCAGACAATGGCAAGATGTGTGTTTCATCCCCGCACGGAAGCGCAGGGCATCTCAGCGCTAGAGCAATACCGGCGCGAATGGGATGACGAGAAGAAAACTTTCAAGGCCAGCGAAGTTCATGACTGGTCATCGCATCTGGCAGATGCCTTTCGATACCTAGCCCTGTCATGGAAGACGGCCCCTGTGGTCTCCGAGATCAAGCCCATAGTGCCGCCTCCCGGCCAATTCATAGCCCCTCAGAGCCTGTTTAACGGCACGTCGGGCGAAAGGTCACGATATGATCGGTAACTATGTCAGCGGCGATGACGCTGTAGCCTTCGAAGGCCAATACGAGCCCAAGACTGGCGAGTCTGCTGCATGGCTCGGCATGATCGAGGAAGCAGAGCGGACGTTTCAGGACTACCACAAGACCGCTGACCATATCGACAAGCTCTACGCGAGCCTTGACAACCTGTCCGCATTTGCTCGTGACCGTGAATTTCAGCTGTTCTGGGCGAATATCCAGGTTATTGGCCCTTCGATCTATGCTCGCCCTCCTGTTCCGGTTGTCGTGCCACGGTTCAAGGATCGCCGGCCGCTCTATCGGGTAGCGTCGGAGCTTCTGGAGCGGTCAACCGTCGTTGGCTTTGAGCTTGCCGACATCAACAGCACAATGCTGATGATCCGAGATGACCTGGCGGTGAATGCGCGTGGTGCCGGCTGGGTACGATACGACACGAAGAAGTTTGAGAAGATTTGCCCTGAGTGGGTCGATCGCAAGGACTTCCTTCATGAGCCTGCCCGTTGCTGGCAAGAGGTTGGCTGGGTAGCTCGTAGAGCGTGGATGACACGCGACGAGATACGCGAGCGCTTCCAGAAGCACAGCGGCAATGCTTACCTCGATGTCTCCATGCAGACGATGAAGGAGGACCGTGACAACGGCTCGGCCACTCATCAGCAGAAGGGCGCTGTCTGGGAGATCTGGTCGAAGACTGAGGACAAGACGGTCTGGGTCGCCCAAGGCGCCGATGTCAACTTGGACGAGGGCAAGCCCCATCTGACGCTTGAAGGCTTCTTCCCGTGCCCAAAGCCGGCATATGCCACGACACAGCGCGGCTCGCTTATCCCGGTTCCGGACATGCTGTTCTACAAGGATCAGCTCAAGGAGATTGACGACCTCACGAGCCGCATTCATGCGCTGAGCAAGTCTCTCATTGTGCGCGGCTTCTATCCGGCCGGCGCTGGTGAGATTGCCGACGCCATCGAGGCGGCTCTGAAGAAGACAGACGATCGCTCGGTGCTTATCCCGATCAGCAACTTTGCTGCATTCGGTAATGGCGGGGAGACGATCATCTGGTTGCCGCTGGAGGTGATCGCCAACACCATCCAGACCTGTATTCTCATCCGTCGCCAGATCATTGAGGACGTTTACCAGATCGGCGGCATTTCCGACGTTCAGCGTGGGGAAAGCGACCCGAACGAGACCTTGGGCGCCCAAGAGCTGAAGCAGATGAACGGCGCTGTTCGTGTCCGTGACAAGCAGAATGAGCTTGTTCGCGTTGCCCGCGACATGGTGCGCATCTGTGCCGAGATCATGGCAGAGAACTTCAATCAGAAGACTTTGCTTGAAATGTCGCAGATGGAAATCCCGACAGATGCGGAGATCCGCAAGCAGGTCAAGCCGCTTGAGGACCAGGCCAAGCAGATCAGCGCCCAGATTCAGCAGGTCCAGAGCGACCCAAGGATAATGCAGCAGGCACAGCAAGACCCAGAGCAGGCGGAGCAGATGCTTCAGCAGGCTCAAGGCCAGGTGCAGCAGATCATGGAGCAGATAGAAAAGCTGCAGGCCACGCCGACGATCGAGCAGGTGATGAAGTTCCTGCGGGATCAGAAGACACGCCCGTTTGTGCTTGATATCGAAACAGATTCGACCATTCAGCCTGACGAGCAGCGGGAAAAGCAGGCTCGCACAGAGTTCGTCACGGCTCTCGGTGGCATGCTTAACCAGTTCCTGCCGGTCGTACAGGTCATGCCCCAGGCATCGCCTCTCGTTGGCAGCATCCTGAAGTTCGCACTTGCCCCGTTCCGCGCCGGCCGTGAGCTTGAGGGCCAGATTGACGAGGCTGTCGAGCAGATGGCCGCACAGGCACAGCAGCCGCAGCCTAATCCAGAGGCTGAAGCTATGCAGGCCAAGGCTCAGGCAGAACAGCAAAAGATGCAGTTCGACATGCAGATGAAGCAGGCCGACGCACAGATCAAGCAGCAGGAATTTGAGCAGGAACAGCAGGCTCGTGAGCGTGAATGGCAATACGATCGCGAAATGAAGACGCTCGAATATGAGGCCAAACTGGCTCAGACGGACGTTGATATGCGGGCCCAGGCTCAGAAGCACACCCAGGATGTCACGTTGAAGAACCTCGACATTCGCAAGGCTGAATTGCAGATCGCCGCTCAAGAGCAGCAAGCTCGCATCAATGCCGCTTCCAAGGCTCAGGACGCTTCAATGCGCGAACGTGCGGCGGAGAGTAATGAGAGCAGGGCAGAGCGGGCATTTGAACGTGAAAGTGCGAGTGCGGACTGATGAGCTCCCCCGTCACCCTCACGGACGTCTCAGGCCATTCCTTGCAGGACTTGCTCACGGATGGCGGCGACGGTCCAAACAGGCGTTGGCGCGTTGATGTCGGCCAGACTGGCTTCTTTGCCGGCCGTGAGTTTCGCACGTTTCGAAGGTTGAATATCACTGCGGGAACAATGGTTGTTCTAAAGGCTGTTGTTCCTGTGAACGTCGTTCTCTTTGGACTGGAGGCCGGTATTTACCAGGGCCTGTTGGATATTGAAACGGTAGTTGGCGGCACAGAGGGCGGCTCTTTCTCCGAAACGCTTCCTATTTTACCTCGCAATTCAATGTCAGAGAGGCCGACGCCTTTCTATACGCCTGTTGTCGTTCTGACGGCTGGCGGCACTCACACTGGCGGCACTGTCATCGATGCTCTTGTTGTCAAGGCTGCTGATAACAGCAACTTTGCCGATAGCGTTGGATCAGTAGAAGGTGATGAACGCGGTATCGGAGCAGGGACTTACTATTTCAGAGTGCAGGCAATTGCAGGAAATGGTGACGTGCTCGGCGTATTCAAAGCCCGATGGGAAGAACGCCCGTAATGGTAACGCCCGTCGTCATCTCAGGAAACGGTTTCGGCGCTCCGGTTACACAAGCGGATAACGGCTCTCCGGTCTCGATCGCGGGTAACGGCTTTGGAACGCCGATTGTCGAGGCGTCGTCAGGTTCTCCGGTCACTGTGGTTTACGACGAGACGGCTATCTCGGCACTTTTCGCCCGCATGACCGCGCAGCCGACGATTGCCCGCAAGGTTCTCATAAGCGATCTAATCACGGCGCTGATCGATGCCGGAATTTGGGCCAAGCTCGACGCCTTCTATGTGATGGCGGCGCATGACGCGCAAGCGGCTCAGTTGAATTGGATAGAGGATCAATTCAATCTCACGCCTGTTTTGTCGCCGACATTCACGGCTGACCAAGGCTATGCGGGAAACGACAGTACGTCGTATCTGAACACCGGCTTTAATCCTGTTGCTGCGGGCGGTCTCTATCAATTGAATTCTGCGCATCTTTCGATTTGGTCGCGGACGAACATCGCGGATATATCAGGCGTATCGATTGGAGCGCGGGTCAGTGCCTCAGCGTCCCAGGCGCTTATTTTACTCAGGAACACATCTGATCTCGGTGGCTCCCGACTGAACCAGGATGCGGTCCCGGTCAACGCGGCGGTAACGGACAGCAGAGGCTTCTTTGTCGGCTCGCGTCTCTCGTCAGCTAATCAACAGTTCTATCGCAATGGATCGCAATTGGCATCGTTTG